ATGTACAAGCACAGCCTTGCAGTACTGGCAGTGGCAGCCGTGATGAGCGGTTGCTCGACTATCGAGAACCCAGCCGATTACGTGACCTTTCGCAATGAGCCACTGGTCAAGCAGGTCGACCATGGCATGACTCAGGAGCAGGTACGCACCCTCGGCGGGCCACCCTCTTCGGACGTGCGCAATAGCGTCACAGGCGGCACCTGCAACAACTATGTGCTGAATGTCGACGGCCTGGAGCAGCCCTATTATGTGGATTTCGACGTCAACGGCCGGGTCGACAGCAAGGGCTTCATGACCTGCGAACAGCATCAGGGCAACCTGCGCAAGCGGCTCTGAATGCGATCAGCCCCGCTGCGCGCAGCGGGGCTGACAACTGCCTAGAAGATCAGTGAGAGCAGTCCAACCACCACGATCAGGCCGATGATGAAAATGATACCGACGGTGCCTCCGAGAAACTTCAGCATGCTGACTCTCCTTCTTGTGGGTTCATCAGCTCTGACCTCTTCCGGCTTGGCCGCGTTTAGTCTTTTTCTTCAGCGTCTCGCCTGACATGAAGGTCGCATCGGTATCAGGGCACCTCTAAAAACGTAGGCGAGGCCGCCAGCGCAAGGCAAAAACAGGCGAAAAAGCGCAGTTTACGAGTTGTAAATGAGCATTTTGAGCCTGTTTTTAACGCAGTGATTGATGCCGCGCGCGAAAATTTCGGGCGTTGAGGTGAGATAAATCACTTCCCGCCCGATTGTACAGTCTGCAAAAGAATCTTAAAAAAGGCCGGCCGGTTCGGCCTGGATGTCCCAGCTTAAGATCAGCACCTCCCGAGCATCGCTCCCCTTGCCGCCGCCCACCGTGTACTTGATGTCCGTCGTCTCGATATGGAAGCCAGCGAAGCACTCGCGGATGGCCGGGTGGTCGTTGAGGCTGATGATTGCCTTGCCCTTGATCACCTTGAGCATCCTGGCCATCTCCAGGTACTGCTCGAACTCGAAGGGCACGCCGTAGCCCTCGGTCTCCCAGTACGGCGGGTCGCAGTAGAACAGCGTGTGCTCGCGGTCGTACTTCTTCATCACATCCTGCCAGCTCAGGTGCTCGATGTAGGTGCTACTGAGCCGCAGATGGGCGGCGGACAGGGTCTCCTCCAGACGCAGCAGGTTGAGCCCTGGCGGCGTGGTGGTCGCGGTGCCATAGGTCTGGCCGTCCACCCGTCCACCGAAGGCGCTCTGCTGTAGGTAGTAGAACCGGGCCGCGCGCTGGATGTCGGTCAGCGTCTCTGGCCTGGTCATCTGCAACCACTTGAACACTTGGCGGCTGCTCAGCGCCCACTTGAATTGTCGGACGAACTCTTCCAGGTGGTTCTGCACCACCCGATAGAGGTTGACCAGTTCGCCGTTCACGTCATTCAGCACCTCCACCTCGGCCGGTACTGGGCGTAGGAAGAACAGCGCGGCGCCCCCGGCGAAGGGCTCGACGTAGCAGCTGTGCTGGGGGAACAGCGGGAAGATGCGGTCAGCAAGCCGGCGCTTGCCGCCTAGCCAGGGGATGATCGGTTGTGCGGACATGGTGCCTCCTGATGGCTGAGTGCGCTCGATGGCGGTTGCAGGAGGCTCTCGGCCTTCAGGTGGTTTAGTGTCCGGCAGCGCGGGCACTTGATCTGTATTTCGGTAATACCGCTGGCGGCTGCCAGCTTGCGGCCACAATGACCGCAGCGAATGTCTTGCAACATCTGCAAACCCTTTGCGCATCTGGTAGGCTCGCCGCCGCTCGCGCGAGCACGGGGGCCTTGGGTTGGTTTGCAGGGTAGCTCTGCGAACTGGCGCTGCCGGAGGGTGTTCCCGCACCACCCGGCAGCGCCCTCGTTTACTTCCGGTTGTATCTCCAGCGCCCACCGAGGCGGACGCCGCACCACATGAGCCAGGCTCGCCAGCGGGCAACGCCCGACGAGCGCAGGGCGCGGTAGAACACCGCGTCAGCGGCCTTGCGAGCCAGTTGCCCCGTGGAATACAGGTAATCGTGGATGACCGCAGCAGCATTGCCGTAGCCAACAATGCTGGCGTAGAGCGCCAAGGCGCCATAACCGAGCGAGCCGATGAAAGCGCCTGCTTCGGGCCAGAACCACCCCACTACTAGGCTCAAGGCAAGCAGTATCCACGCGATAGAGCGGAGCGGCTTGACGCTCGCGAAGTCCGTATTGAAGCCAGCCGGCACCTGTACCAGACCGTGCTCCGAGTCTTGGAACATGAACCCGCCCAGCAGCTCGGCGCGTTCGCCCTGGATAGGTAGCTGCGCCTTCAGAGGTTGAGGAAAGCGCTCCATCACGGCCACCACTTGTCGTCTTGGAAATCGACCGGGATCGGAGTCATGTCCTTAAGCTGGCGCCCGGCGAAGATGAGCTGCTGCTTACGCTCAGCCGCTGCTTTGCCGAAAGCTACAACGGTCGGTGCATCCATCACCACGAGGCTGTTGTCGCTCGCGATCCAGGCGAAGTCCTGTTCGGGATTCGACCAGCGCAGATCGCCAGCCTGAGCACCCGCAACGGCAGCCATAAAGCCCAGTTGAGCAGCTCCGGCAATGTTTTCACGGTCGGTCGCTCGGCTCTGAAACATCACCCCCAGGAACTCGACGCCGGCATCAATCCGGCGGTCGCGCTCACGGTCGATGTCGGCGCTGCCTGGCGGGATATCTACCTGAGCCCCATCCACCCACTCCTCGGCCAGGCCGGGCTGGGGATTCGCGAAGGTTCCTACAATTCGCCCATCTTCATTACGTTGAACAAACATAAGTGCCTCCTTTAGATCTCAGTCCAGCCATACGTCACGACCCGGAAAGCCGTGGCCGCGAACTCCGTTCTGAAGTGCGCCTGCGAGGCAGTGTTAGTCAGCACCGACACTTCATGCGCCATGTAGTCGATGCTGTTGGATGCCATGCCGACGCCGCCCACGTAGGTTGTGTAAGAGGGAACGATTGCACTGGCATCGGTTGCGCGGTACGACCAGAACGCCTCGCCGGCAATCAAGCCACCGCCGAGCTTCGCCATGACCCTAACGCCGGGGGGCACACTGAGGACGTAGGCCGCATCGACGACGCTGCCAGACAAATTCACGTCGAGCGGCGGGGCTTTCCAGATCATCTGCCGCCCAATGTTGAAGAACGGAAGAATGTTCCCGCTGCCATCGGTCTTCACCGAGGTCAGGCGTTGATATGCTCCATAGCCGGCCGGCCGGTTGGCCGCGCTGATGCTCACGTCGAAGCCCGCGTCGATGGCGCCATCCGAGTCCCGGCGGATCAGGAACAGGTGATACCAGGTGTTGGCTGCCCGCGCCCCGCTGAACAGGCCATTGCCACCAGTCCCCGCTGCCCAGGCTCCGGCATTCTGAAGACGTTTGGTCAACGTGGCCGGCAACACCAGATTGACCGTGTCGGCGGCGTCCTTAGCTTTGCCGGGGGCAATGTCAATGTCGGTGCTGGGTGTGCCGGCATTGTTGGCGATGGTCAGTCCGGAGATATACCCAGCGGGGAGGCTATCGGTGATGCCATAGCCGACCAGCGTTGTCGCCTTGTTCGCCTTGCTGGCCAGGGCATTGGTCATGGTGGCGGCGAAGTTCGGGTCGTTGCCCAAGGCTGCCGCCAGTTCGTTGAGCGTATCCAACGCAGCTGGAGACGAGGCGACTAGGGCCGCGATGGCTGTCTGTACAAAGGCGGTGCTGGCCGCCTGGGCGGTGTTGGTGCCGGCGGCAGCAGTGGGCACGGTCGGTGTGCCGCTGAAACCTGGCGACGCCAGAGGGGCAGCGCCGAGCGTTGCGCGCGCAGCGGCGGCATCAGCATCGTCCAGTAGTGTGCGGATGAACGCGGACAGCGTAGTGGTGGCGAATGCGTCGGGGCCGGTGGTGTAGATCAACTGGTTGGCAGCGGTTGACAGCGCAGCCAGTGCGGTAAGCGTGGCATCTAGAGGTTGCTTGGCTCCCGCCCCTTCAAGCAGCTCAAGAATCTGCGCCTTCAGCCAGGCCGTGCGGTTGGCCAGCTGCTTTGCTTGCAGGTTGTCGATGCCCTCCGGCCCAGCCTCTACGGGATCGGAGGTTTCCAGCTGGTAGACGCCGTCAGCCCATTCGGGTGATTCAGGTAGGTTGGCCATTAGCTACTCCCATAGTTGTATTGGCCATCGCGGCGGGCCTTGCCGTTGTGGCGGATCGGTACCTCTCGATAGTCGAGCGATGCCAGGCGGCAGCGAGCCGGGGCGATGGACAGAAGCAGGCGGCGCAACAGCGCGGCCTGATCATTGGTGATGGCGCGTTCAAGGAGGAACACGCGGTAGACGGGCCAGGTGCTGGGATCGCCGTGGACATAGTTGGCGTCACGCTTGGCTATCCCGTTGCGGATGATCCCGGCCAGCCCCTCCTGGATGCGCACCTCGCCGAAGCCGAGCAGCCGGATAACTTCGCGGATCGCCCAGGGCGTGCCCTTGGCCCGGTGCAGGTGAATGGCGTTCTTCACCAGGTAGCGCCGTGCCTCCGCTGACTCGGCGAGGTGCCAGGCGGCCTCGTCCAGGAGGGAGAACTGATCGGCCAGGAAAGGCAGCATCGACGCCCTGACCTGGTCGACCAGGTAGATGGCCATCGCCCCAATATCCAGGCTGGCGAACTCATCCCGGAGGATGTCCAGGAGCATGGCGAAGCGCTCATCGCCCGCCAGAGCCGGCGGCAGTTGAAGGTCAGCCATCAACCACGCCCAGGTCGATCAGCTCGATGCCGGTGCAGTCCGCCCACTCGTTGCCAGCCAGGGTCTGAACCACAGCGGGCTCCTCGACCAGTGGGCGATAGACCCCGGCGACGCGCAGCGCTGCCGTCACCTGCTCCGGCACGATGTCGCGCCCCAGGCCAGCCCGGAGATAGGCAACATGAGCAGAGGCAGCCGCCTGTGCCGCCGCCATCGCGGTGGCACGGTCGGCACTGGTGTAGAAGGTGATACCGGCCCTGATGGTGAAGGGCACACGAGTCGGCGGCAGTACCTGGACAACATCACAGAGCGGCCGGCGCTTCTCGCCGCTGACCTGGTCACGAACTTGTTGCAGCAACTCGGCAGAGGGCTCGCCCTGGGCCGTCAGGGGAAACAGGGCAACGTGGCCATCTTCCTGCCCCTCATCCGGGCCATGTACGGCCACGTCGATAATGACCTGGTTCGCGGCCAACGCATGGTAACGATATGCACCCCGGCTGCCGGCGTTGGTATAGGCCTCCGGCGCCAGGATGATGCGCTCGATGTACGGCTCATCTTCCTCCTGCTCGGCGCCTCCGGACGGCACCGAGGCGTTACGGGTAGTCATGCCATCTACTGGCGGCGCGACCAATACCGAAACCTGGCCCAGGGCCCAGCCGTTGCCAACCTCACCGGCCGTCTCGCAGATGACGATGCCACTGACTTCCAGCTGGCCTGCAGGAATGCTGAGCGCTGACTCGCTGTAGAACGCCAGCTTGCCGTCTGCCGTGGTGACACGAGTGCCTGCCAAGATGGGGGTTGCCACTGCCCGTACTGCCGGCAGCGCGAACACCTGGCTACAGCGCGCTGGCTGCGCCTGCAGGCGCGGGGTGCCGACCAGCTCTCCCAGGTAGTCGAGGATCGGCCCGCCGGAGAAACGCACCAGGAGCTTTTCGCCCGCGTTCTGGATGGCGGACAGGGCCAGGGTCTTGGCGTAGGCGATCTGGTCAATGAACAGGCGCTCGATCTGCGCCGGGTAAAGCGTCTTCCCGCTCTTGGCTTCGTAACGGGCAACCAGGTCGGCCTCGATGGCAGCCGGGTCGATCTTCACGAACTCAGGTGGCGTTGGCATAGGGCACCTCGGTCTGCTGTACAACGCCATTGGCCACCTGCCACTTCACCCTCAAGGTGACGTGGCTGCCGTCGATCTGCGCCTCAACCTGCACCACCTCCATGCGCGGCTCCCACAGACGCAGCGCAGTCACAGCCTCACGCACCAGGTGCGGCACCACCCGGTTTACGGGCCAGTCGATGTACTTGTGCAGGTCGCTGCCAAACTCGGGGCGGTGTGGGTCGCTGCCGCGCGGCGTGGTGAGGATGATGCTGATGGCCTGGTCGATATCGCGCAGGCCCTGTACCGCCTCACCGGGCGTGCCGAGGGCCGGCTGCCAGTGGGCGGAGGTAATGCTGGTGTAGGCGATGGGCGTAGTCATGCGCCCATAATGAGAAAGCCGGCAGACGCCGGCTTTTAATCAGGTTTAAAGAGATTTACTTGGGCTACAGATCTTCGTTCGCTCTGTGGTCTGTCACTTTTGCGGGGTTGTGATACAGACGTTTTGTATCGCCAGTTTCAGGATGCTCATAGACATCGAAGTCATCCAGACCGAAAGCAGTGGACTCCTGCAGTCTGTAACCGTCCTTAAGTAGCTGGCTCCGACACTCAACCAGTGCTGGGGTGCCAAGCATATAGCCGAGATGGAAGCTACCCATGGTGCCGTCCACTTTGGCCTCCACTACCGCTCCCTCTTCAGTAGCCCAAGTGTGATGTTTACCTTTGAAGATGCGATCTAGCTCGGAAATAGCCAGGTCGAGCAGCTTTCTAAGCTGTTCTTCACTGTTGGCCTGGATACTCAGGTTCAACGATCTTGGGTTTTCCACGTGTCCGCCCTCGCGCTACGCCGATGATCGTTGAAGGGTAAGAGATTAAACCGACCGCATCTACAGCCTTAGTGGGTATGGTGGTTCGAGTTGCCGCCGGCATCCATGATCGTGCCGGATGCGTTGACGTTGCCATTAACCTGCAGGTTGCCCAGCAGGGTCGTCTGCGAAGCATCCAGGATCACCTCCGGGGCCTTGACCACCACCGCAGCCCCTGTCTCCACGCTTAACCCCTGGCCACACTTGAGCGTGGTGGCCCCCACGCAATCCACCGCCAGCACATGCGCTGCCCGGTCGTAGGTCACCACCGTGCCGTCGCTGAAGCGCACATAGTTGGTGTTCTGGTCGACCACGGGTGGTGGTTCGGCAGTCGAGTACACCCCGCCCAGGTACACCCCACCGACGCCATCGGCATCGAGCAGCACCGCCACCTGTTCGCCCATCTCCGGCAGCAGCGGTCGGCTTTTCGTGCCCTGGGTGTGCCGTTGCGGCACGTTGAGCCAGTAGCTCTGCACCCCATCGCGCTCATCCAGGCGCACGCGGATGCGGCAGCCCTGATAGTCCACGGCGCTGACCTCGCCGTACTCCAGCTCGACAGGCATGCAGCCTCCTACGCGGTGGCCACCGCCGAACCGGAGTCGATGCCGTAGGCGATCAGCTCCTGGTCGGGCCTGGTGGCGTCCAGGGTGAGTGAAATGGCCGGCGCCGTAACCCGGCAGACTTGCTGCTCCGAGCTGTAGCCACCAGAACGAGTGAAGCGGTGCCGACTGTTCGTCACCAGGTAGTTGCCGCCGAGCACACCGGGTGCCTGCAGGGCCAGCACGTTGCCGCTGACCACATAGGGCCGGCCCATCATCGACCAGTTGCCCGTGGTGCGTTCGCGGTTGGCCTTGGCCACTTCGGCCTTGGCCTTCGCTTTGGCCACCTCGGCAGAGGCACTGCGCGAGCGGCTTTTGCGGGTGTCGGCACTGGTGGTCTTACCGCTGGCACTGCTGGGCACCGCCACCGTTTGGCCATTCTCGATGGTGTAGCTGACCAGCTGCTTGGTGGCAGGGTCTTTGTGCTTGACCGTCGCCTTGGCCGGCACCTGCTTGATCTGGTCACGCAGGCGACCACCGGCCAGATCCTTCAACGTGAGGGTGGCCACCGGAGCCGCCGCTGCCAGATCTGCGATGGCATGGAAGGCCAACGTGCTGCCAACCACCTTGAAGGCGTAGTCATACTCTTCAGCCAGCTTGGCCAGGAAGGCCAGGTCGCCTTCCTGCTGGGTCAGCCTGTCCAGCTTGATCGGCTCGATCTTGCCGACCAGCCGCAGGCCCTGTCGCGCAGCCACCTGGGCAGCGACTGCCGCCAGCGTGGTGTTCTCGTAGGCCCGGTGCTGCTGGGTACGCACCGCCGAGTTGATACTGGCAGCCAGTGCGCGAATGGTCACCACTGCAGGCGCCAGGTCGATCTCGATGTCATCGATCTCGAAGCTGCCCAGGGCGCGCGGCGCGTGGCCGGCCCAGCCAACCGAGAGTGTCAGGGTGTCGCCGTGCCCCGGATACCAGGCGTCAATCCACTTACCGTCAACATCCTCCAGCACGACATTGAGCGAGTCCGACTCGCCCGCCAGGAAGTCCTGGTACTCCAACTCCAGGATGTGCTCGCTGATATCGCGAGTGATGTTGCGGTTCTGGTAGCTCAGCGAGTAGTAGGCGCTGGGCACCTGGTTTTCGATCAGCGCATCCACGGCGGCAGATCCTCAGTGGTGGCTTCGACATCGAGCAGCGGAATGCGTAGCTCCAAGCCTGCCGGCAGCGCTGCAAACAGCGGCACATGCGGATTGGCGCGGATGATCGGGTCATAGCGGTGGGCTGAGCCGTAGTAGCGGTAGGCAAGCTGATCCCAGCGCTCACCTTCGGTGGTGATGTGCGGAATGTAGGTGTCGGCCATCAAGCCCTCCGGGTAATCAGGTCAGAGGCCAGGCCGGCCAGGCGCGGGGCGCTGTTTTCCATACGCGCCATGGCCTGCTCGATGCGAGTGGTCGCGTAGCTCACCTGGGCCTCGACGCTTGCCTCGGCAACGCCGTCGAGAGCCGAGATGGCCTGGCCCACGTCACTGGCCGCATTGGCACCCAGTTGCACCAGATCGGCACCGCCATCGAGCAGGGCTGCAACACCTTGCAGGCTGCCCAACGGCTCCAGCATCTGGCGAGCAGCGCCGACCAACCCTGGCAGGCGGTTGAGCATGGCGGTGGGGCTGCCCTGCATGTCGCGCACCAGTTGGAAGGCATCCAGGCCCGAGCGCACCAGGCTGCCAGCGGTACGGGCATAGCCCAGCGCCTGCTGCGCGGTTGTCACCAACGGTTTGGCGCCGGCCGCCACCCGCTCCAACGGCAAGGCCAAGGCACTGGTGTTCGCCTGCAGGCTGTTGCGCAGGCCGAGCGGCACCGGCAACGGCTTGGTGTATTTGCCGGTGTATTCGCGCAAGCTCAGGCTGAGCTGCGCGGCGAACAGCCGGCCGGCGTAGTCCGTCTTGCGGGTGGTCACATCCAGAGCGGTGATCAGGTAGATGCCCCGGAAGTCGCCACTGCCCAGCACATAGGGCAGCGGCTCATGCGCTGATTTGGCGGCCTTTAACTGGCGCACCCGCTCCTCGGGGTCGCCCACCGCCACATGCAGGGCAATCTCCAGGGTCAGCTCGTCCAGCCCATCGCCCACCCATTGCAACAGCGGTTTGCCCTGCAGACGGGCATGCTCCGCATAGTCCGCCGAGGTGCGCTCCGATTGTGCCGAGGGGTGGCTCAGCACCTCGAACTCGATCTCGCCCAACACGCCCCAGGTCATCAGATATCTCCGTAACTACGCCGCGCCATACCTTGCTGGTAGCGCTGCATCAATCGCTCGAACTCGGCAAAGCTGAGCGTCATGGCCTGGCGCACCTGGTTGCCTACATCACCACCGCCCTGCACCTGGATGGTCGGGCTGAAGTGGACGGTCATACCGCCGCCGGCACTGCCAGCCATGGCCGATGCCCGGCTGACAGCCGCCATGTTGGGCGCCCCCATGGGCACCTGGCTGCCTTCGGCCATGCCCAGGGCAGCCTTGCGCACCAAGCCGGCCTGGCCGGTGATGCCCAGCGCCGCACCTTCGGAGATATTGGCGCCGTAGCCCATGAACACCCGGCTGGGCGACTGAATACCCAGCGTCTCGGTAAACCAGCCCTTGATCGAGCTGCCGAAGCTGATCACCGTGTCCCTGGCCGCGCTGAGCTTGGCCGTCATACCGTTGACCAGGCCACTGATGACCATGCTGCCGAACTCGCTGAACTTGCCGGGCAGCTCGATCCCGAAGTAGCTCATCACCCCGGCGAACGCCCGATAGAACAGCCCAAGCGGAGTGAAGTTGAGAATGGTGGTAGCAATACCCGACAGCCCGCCACTGAAGCCGGCCTTGATCTCATTCCACAGGCCGCCGAAGAAGCCCTTGATCGGCTCCCAGTAGCGATAGATCAGGTAGGCGCCCAGGGCGATGCCAGTGATCAGCAAACCGATGGGGTTCATCATCAACGCACGACCCAACCACAGCACCGCCTGGCCGGCCATCTTCACCCCGGAAATAAACGGCACGAACTTGCCGGCCTGCCACATACCCCGCAACAGCGTCCACTTGGCTGAAAGCGAGAGGAATGTAGTAGCCAGGCCGACTACAGGCGATATCGCCAGGTTGGCGCCGTAGGCCACGCCGATGAAGGCCAACTTTCCGGCCAGCAAGCCACCCACCAGGCCGACGATGCCCTTGACCAGAGCGGGATTCTCACCCGCCCAATCGGAAAAGCCTTTCACCAATGGAATGGCGGCCTGGGTGACATCTACCAGGGCCGGCAGCAGTACACTGCCTACCGAGATGCCCAGCTCGGAGAGGTTAGTAGTCAGCGCCTTGAGCTGCTCCTTGGGGCTCTCCATGCGCTTCTTCCAGTCGGCATCGAGCACGCCCTTGTCGGCGGCGTCGATACTGCCCTGCTGGATGGACGCCAGGTCGCCCCGGTTGGCCAGTGCAGGCCGTAGGAAGGACAGCACCTGCTGGTCGGCAAACAGCTCGCCCAGCTTGTAGGCCTCGCTCAGCCTGGCCATCGCAGCCTGGCTTTCGGCATCGTCCTTCATGGCCATGGCCTTCTGGAACTCGCCAGCCGCTGCCGGGCCTTTGCTGCCCACGTACTGCGTCACCACCTCCAGCATGGCCTGAACGGGTGTCAGCCCATTGGCCACCAGGTCTTTCATGCTCGTTTGCAGGTCGATCCCTGCACCCTCGAAGGACTTCAGCGTGTCCTTCGCGGTGAGTTTGGAAAGGAAGTTCTTGAAGTTGTTGGCCGCTTCGTCGTTGGTACCGGCGCCACGCCGGGCAATCTGCAGGGAGGCACCGATCTCAGCCACGGCCTTCTCGCCGGTCACGCCCAGGGCCGCAAACTGCGGGGTCAGCTGCGGCAGCCACTTGGCCATGTCGGCCAGCTCGAACTGGCCGCTCTTGCCGGCGAAGGCCAGCATGTTCATCGAGCGCTCAAGGCCTGAGGCGCCGATCTTCAGGTTGTCATTCAGCGCAATGGCCACCGAGCCCAGGTCATCCATGCTGGCCCGCGTGGCGGTGGCTGCCTTGGCCATTACCGGCGCGTAGGCCGCCAGCTCCTGGACGTTGGAGATGCCCCCGGCGATCAGCACCTGAGCACCGGCTGCCATGTCCATCTGGGTCTGGTTCCACTTGAGCGCGGATGCACGCAACGTGTTGCCGAGCTGCACTTCCTCGGCTGCGCTAAAGCCCCCAGTCAGGGCAATATCGTTGGTGCGATCCTTGAACTCCATGGCCGTGCGCCCGGCCAAAGCCAGCGGCGCACCGAGAGCAGCAGCAGTTCCGGCAGTCTCCATGAACTGGCCGCGCAGCTCAGCCCTGCGCTCCTTCAGCACCTCGCCTCGTGCAATGCTGGCCGTCAGCTTGTCCTGCTTGACCTTGAGCTGGTCGATGGTGCGGCCGATCTTCTCGTAGTCGCGGTTCAGGGCGGCAAGGGTGCTGGGTGCGAGCGTACCCATCTGCCGGCGGATAACGTCGCCCAGTTCCTTCTGTTTGAGGGTCAGGCCATCGGTGGCGCGCCCGAGCTGCTGCACGGTGGAGCGCGCGGTACCGAACGCGGCATGCAGCGAGCCACTGACTACCGCACCAATCTTGAGGCCGACTAGAACTTCGTTCGCCATGGATTATTTGCTACGCTGCAAGCATGTTTGAAAACGTCGCTACCCAGACTTCCCGCACTCTCTACGTCCTGGTCATCACCGGGTGCGTGGTTGCGCTCGCCTGGTTGTGCCTGGCGAAGCTGCCGCTGCTGGGTGCGGCGCTGGCGTTCTGCCTGGGGCTGCCGCTGCTGATGTTGGTGGCCGCCCCCTTGGCAGCGGGCGGCGCATTTTTGGTAGGACTGGTGGCTGGCCTGCTGGCTACTGCTGGCTCAGCCGTTCAGCGTGCTCGATCCGGCGGTTGATCTCCCGCTCGCACACCTCGCACCACCGCCAGTAGTCCTCCATCTCCAGCTCGGCTATCTCACTCGGCTGCATCCGCAGCACTAGCAGCAGTGCCTCGTCCCAGGACTGCAGAACCGTCTCCGCCGCCAACCACTTCCCGAAACACCTCGGTCACCGTGCGCGAGTCGGCAATGTCCAGTTCACCCAGGTCTTCCAGGGTCAGGCCGGTCATCTTGGCGGACAGGTGATCCTCCAGCTCCGCCTCGCTCTTGGCGTGCTGCTGGGCAGCGGCAATGTCCTTGCGCTTGAGGCGGCGAATTGGCAGCTTGTCGATACGGTTGCCCGCGCCGCCGGTGAAGGGAAACTTGAGGGGAATGTGCAGGGCTTCAGCCATGTTCGTTGCTCCGGGTGATGGGTTATCCGAAAGGAGCCCTGAGCATCGCGCCTAGCCGGCCAGCAGGCTTTTAATCTGGTTTAAAGAGATGCCACGGGAGGCACGAATGGAAGAAGAAGTAACGCTGGAGCATGAGGGCGAGACCTACTCGGCTAGCTACATCCAGTGTGGCGATGAGCTGACGACCTACCTGCCGGATGGCTCCACACGGCAAACAACGCTCCGAGGCTTGAACCCCGAGCATGCTGCCGAAACCCATCTGCGCGGGTATCTGTCCGCCATCAAGCGTAAAGCCCGAGGTGAGCAATGACGGCCAGCAACATTGAGCTGTTCGACGTTCTGACGGGGCGGATACTCGCCAAGCTGTACCAACACTTCCCGGTGGACGTGCCTCTTGAGGCCTGGGATTACCGTGACCTATTTTCCGGCCCCCCTATGGAGGACGGTTGGCTAGACGCAGACGACAGCGCTTTCTTCCAATCCACCGTGCTGTGGCTTGGAAGTGCTGGCTATCTAGAACACGGAAGCGCCACCAACAATGGAGACGTTTATGGGTGTGTTCTGACGGCAAAGGGACTAGAAGTACTCAAAGCACTTCCCGCCAGCCTGCAGGCTGGCCCGACACTGGGCGATCAACTGGTAGACGCATCCAAGGGTGGCGCAAAAGAGGTGTTGCGCGGTGTCGCCAGCGAGGCTCTTTCTCTTGGCGCGCGCATGCTCACGTCCCACTTCGGCCTTCCAAGTTGAAAAAAGAAGCCCCGCAACTGCGGGGCTTCTGCTTCCATGCGGGGCCATCCTGGCCCTGATCCACTCGGGCTAGGCCTGCCCGATGTTCTTGCGGTACGTCGCCAACTGATCCTCGCCATCGACACGGAAGATGTTCGACAGGTAGTCCAGGAGCAACACCTCGCGGCCGTCCAGGAGCTGGCGCACGTAGATGGCGGAGAACGGCGTCTCGAACTTCGCCGGGTCACGGGGCTTGAAGCTGCCCAACCCGTACTCCTTCGGCATGATGGTCAGGAAGGTCACCAGCGGGATCTCGTTGACCAGGCCACCGTTATTGAATACCTGGACGTTGCTGCGGCACTGCAACTGGACGGCCTTGAACGGGCTAGCCAGCTTGGTGCCGGCGTTGGCGTACAAGCTGTTCCAGGTGATCTTGCCCTCCAGCTTGTCCAGGCCATCCGGCAGCTCGATCAGGCCGACCATGCCCAGGCCCTGGAAGTCACTGGTCACGGCCTTGACGCTGCCAAGGTCGATCTCTTCGGACTTGGCGAAGAAGTCCTCGCCATTGAGATAGATGTTGGCGTTGGTAATGCGGTGTGCGGCGAAGCCAGCCATTACTGGTTACCCCCCAGGTTGACCAGGTATTCCCCGGTGATCTCGGTCTCGAAAGTTCCGCGCTCCATGGGTGGCGGTACCGTCAGCTTGTAGTTGAACAGCAGGTGGCCCAGCTCCAGCTCGGTCTGCGGGTTGCGGGCCGGGTCGTACCAGCACTCACCGCCGAGCAGCGCACCGTCACCGATCAGCTTGCGCATGAACAGGTTGACGCTCTCGGTGATGCTGTCGATCAGCGCGTTGCTGATCGGCATGTCCACGAACTGCAACGAGCTGTAGCGGATCGACTCGTCGACGATGTCCTTGGTGCGGCGCACGTTCTCGAAGTTGCGCATGTGCGTCACGGTTGGCCAGGCTGCCGTGCGGTTGCCCCACAGGCGCAGGCCGGTACCGAAGGAGTTGAACACCGTGGTAATGCCCGCTTCGTTGAGCAGGTTCACCTCGCTGTTGGCATCATCCACGCGCGCAGTCAGCGGGCGCTCCAGGCCAATAACCCCGACCAGCTCATGGTTGGAGCTAGACCACCAGTAGCCCTTGTCCAGGTCGACCTTCACCCGCGCTCCGGCGGCGCGGATCGACAGCGGCTGCAGGCGCTCGCCATCGGTCGCGGCGTCGTACACCTTCACATGCGGATAGCACAGGCGCACACGGTCGCTGCTGCTGTTGAAGTTGATGGTGCCCGCCGGCCCACGGCCAGCCAGCGCCTGGGCAGGCGTGGTGCCGATGGGGGCATCAATGTAGGCGATGCCATCCATCTGGTCGGCCTGGCTGATCAACTCGACAGCCACCGAGTTGAGGGTGGAGAAGCCTGGCGCAATGAAGATCTTCGGGAAGAAGCCGAGCAGGTTGTAGCTGTCGGCGAACGCCTTCAGGCCGGAACGCTGGCCGGCCACGTTGACGGCACCAATGATGTCCGCCGCCGTAACCAGGCTCGCGTCAGCATGGCTGAAGTCAGCCTTGATCGTGGCCCCGGCGGCGATGCCGCCACCTGCAATGCGGGTGACGATACCCGTGACCATGTCCACGCTGTAGTCGGTACCCAGCACATAGGGATCACCCGCCGCATTGGGCTTCAGGGTCAGCGTTTGCAACGCCCCCTGGCTGAGCTGCAGGCGGTCATTGGTGCCGAAGGTGCGCACCTGGTCAGCCACGTTGGACTTGTGGATGGCCGGATCGAGCACGTTGATCACCAGGATCGTGCCCGCACCGAAGGCATGGATGCCCGCCAGCGCCTCGGGAATGCCAAAGCCTTGGCCAGTGAGCGACTCCGGGCCGAACTGGGCGTCATCGGTAATGGTTTGGCACAGGGTCAGGGCGTTCACCGGACCGATGGGGGCCGCGCCGACCACGGCAACCACTGCGCTTTTAACCACGCGAATGGCCCGTGGGCCGCGCTCGACCTCCAGGGTCTCGATACCGTGTAGGTAATTAGCGGCCATCACTTGCCTCCTTTATCGGCGACGGCCTTGTCGGCCGGGGCTGGCTCCAGGTGCTTCAGCTGGAGTAACACCTGGGTGTATTCATGTTCTGCAGGCAGCTCTACCGGCTTGCCGGGGTTCAGCTGAACCTCCAGCAGATCCTTGCCCACGCGCAGAGAGGCCGAACTACGCGGCCCCGAATAGATGTACTTGGTGAGTTTCACGGGGTGGCCTCGAAGTTAGGGGGTTGCAGCGCACCGCCGATGGGGCCGCCAGGTACACCGAAGTCACCAGGCGCCATCTGCTGCAATTGGGTTGCACGGGTGGCAAAGCGTTGGCCGTACTGCCAAAGCCCGTCGAGTTGGCCAATGAAGGTCTCCTCCACGGGCCGACAGGGGTTGTCGCAGTGCGGTGGATACCAGCCGGTCAGGCAGTCGCGAATGGCGTCCAGGTAGGCCACCGCGCCGTCCTTGCCATTGAGCTGGCGAAACACCAGGGTCAACGGGATGATCAGGTTGCGCTCCTGGAACACCGCATCGAGCGCTTCCGGGCTGCCGAATTTGGAGCCGCCGAAGGCCACCAGGATGGCCCCACGCGCATGGTTGAGCCGATAGCCCTTAGGGTTCTCCGGGAACAGCTCGATCACCAGCTGCCGACCCAAAGCGGCCTTCAGACGCTCGACCACGGCATCCAGAATGGCGCTGGTCTGGCTCATCAGTAGCCCCTCCAGCGATCATCACCGAACTCCTGGCGACGAGCCCGCACGCGAACCTCGCCTGGCTCCGGGGCAGCCTGGCCACTGGGCATGCCCAGGGTGACCACGCCATCACGGATGCTTTCCAGCAGCTTGATGGTGTCCTTGCGGCTGTCCTTCACCGCGTCCGGAATGGCGCCCTCGGGGCGGCGCTGGTACAGCCAGTGGCGGGTCAGGTACACCACCGCATCCCGCAGAACAGTCGGCACCGGATCGAGCGGCAGGACGTAGCGGCCTCGCAGGTAGCCGTCCACCAGCTCTTCAGCCTGGCGCACGCCATCCTCGATCACGCTCTCACTGGGCAGCTCGGCGGCGGGGTCATCGTTGGAGAGCTGAACCAGGGTCAGCTCCGGGATGGCCTTACCGATGTCCTCGCGGGTGCAGTAGCGCATGGTCAGATCCCGCGCACGATGCGGATGATGTCGCCATCCGCCGTGGCCGCATCCAGGGCAAAGCCGTTGCCAACGCCTGTGGCCTTGGTAATGGCCTTGCCGCTGGCGTCGGACTGCACCTCGGCACCGGCCGCAACAGCGGCACCGGCCTCGACCAGGATCACGCCCAGGACATTGCCCGGCGCCATGTTGCCCGCATCGGTGTGGTACTCAGCCACGGCCAAGGCCTTGGCCCCGGCGGCGCACGGGTTGCCATCCAGACCGATGAAGCGCTGGCGGGTCAGCGCCGAGAGGGCGAGGACGGACATGGTCAGGACTACGTTTTGGCCCTTCATTGCTTTTTCTCCTTCGGTGGATCAACGGGCTCCAGGCGGGCAGCCAGCTTGCCGGTCGGCTCCTCGGCCAGCTCGACGGTCGAGCCCTCGGAGTAGCGTTTACCGTCGAGATCCAGATCGATGCCCTTCACGCGGTACGAGATGGTTTTCTTGTCAGCCATGGGTCACCTTCAGGCGTTGATGTCGGAGATCAGGTAGCCGGCGTCGGCGCCCACCACCACGGGTTTGTAGATGTCGGTGTTGCGCACGTTGCGCACCTTGCCGCCCTGGCCGTCGAACGCATCGATCTCGGGCATGCCCTTACGGCGCAGGGTGTAGCCGAAGCTCGGGATGTCGTAGTCGGCCTGCTCGCCAGCGCCCGGCTGGGCGACGTAAGCCAACTGCATGCTGTCCGCCCAGACGTCCGAGGTGGCGCCATTAGCTTTGGTGGCTGCCAAGGCTTCGCCGATATGAATGTTCTGTACGCCGAACAGCACCTTGAGGTGCTCGACGGTGACCAGCTTCGTCTCGTCGGCACCGAGCGCGCCCCACAGCTTGGGGTGGAACTTGAGGCTGGCGTAAACCGAGGCGCCCATGGTGATGGTGTTGGGGCGCACGCCAATGCGCGAGCGGATCACTTCCTTGCCGGCCTCGACGGCGGCAACCGGGTCACCGCCACCAGCGTTCCACTGACTGGCACCGGCCAAGGCAACCTTGGCGCCAGAGAGGTAGGTGGCCGGGTTCTGCGCCAGACTGGCGCAGGCCACTTCACGGCGCAGGTTGATGGCATCGGTCACGCGGCGAGTGGCGCGAGCCTCGGCATCGAACATCGACTCGGCCTGTTCGCGGTAGTCCACCGGATAGAACAGGTCATGCTCGCGCAGCACCACGTCCAGGGTGCTGTCATCGCTCGGCGTCATCATGTTGGAGGCGGCGCGGATGGCACGCTCGGTCTCCCACAGCAGGAAGGCTTCCTTACCGAACAGCGGGATGATGCCGGCCTCTTTGTCCATGTAGGCCAGGGGGAACAGGGCCTCACCAATGAACTGGGCGTTGCGGTAGCCACGAGCCAGGTTGGTGAGAACCGGATCGACGATCCGGAGTTGCTGTAGACGGTCTGCCATGGTGGCTCCTTATTGATTGATGAGCTGGCGCACGGCCGACTCGTAGGGGATGCCTTTCTCTTCGGCCAGCGCGGTGGCGCGGGCGTGCAGGTTGAGGCGGTCGGGGTCGGTCTCTACTTCGGCGAACTCCAGCTCGGCAGCGGTGGACTGCTGGCCTGCCTGGCGAACCTTGCTGGCCTGCTCGCGCAGGCTGACGGCGCCACCCAGGTCGCTGAAAATGGCTTTCAGGCCCTCGGTCAGCGGCTGGCGGTCATCGCCCTCGCCAAACTCCAGCGGGCTGTCGCCGGCCTCGGCAAAGTCCAGGGCAGCGACCACAGCAGGCACATGCACAGCCTTCATACCGGCGGCGACCAGCTGCTCGGCGAAGGCCAGGTTGTTGGCATGGATGGATTCCTGACGGGCCTGGAGCTGTTGCTCCTGGTGCTGTTGCACCTGGCCCAGCAGGCGCTTGTTTTCTGCCTGCAGCGCGGCGATCTCTTCGGGACTCACTGTGCTTTCCTCTACGGTGGATGGGGTGTGTTCGGTGAAAGCGGTGCGCGGCTCGTCTTCGCGGCGAGCCACTTCATTGAGGGTGTTGATCTGCCAGTCCGGGATGACCTGGTCAGCCACCTCCAGCCCCCGGTCGGCGATGAGCCAATCTCGCAGGCGGCGCCACAGGCTGGCGCTGGTCTCGTGGCCGAAGTCGGCGAACTCGACGACGCCTTCTTCACCCTCGGCCAGCTCGATGGGGCGCAGGCCCTTCACCGCAGGCGGCTGGGCACCGAGGAAGCCAACATGGCGCAGGTAGTACACGCCGGGCACCGGGTTGCTGGGTGAGTCTGGGTGATAGAAGGAGGCGGATATCTTCTTGTAGGCGCCCGAGGCCACCAGCTCGGCGAACTCCGGAGCAACCTGATGCGGTTCGGCGATCAGCCCCTGGGCACCTGTGGCCAGCGACTTGACCCAGCCCCCAGCCGGGGCATCGTGCTTCGGGTGGCCAATGACCAGCGGCGCCTCATGCAGCGCCGGGTCGTAGGCCAGCACGGTGGCGGCCAGGTCGGACTCGCTGAAACTGAGGCTCGCACCGCTCATGGCGACGTGCTTGCCGGGCTTGAAGATATGGAGTGGTTTCATGGGCTGCGCGCTGGGGTGGTAGTACATGCGCACAGCCTGCCCGGAGCACCTGCCCGGTACTTTTAATCGGGTTTAAAGACTTCTTCGGGGGATTCCAGCGAGGGACTTGCCAGGCAGCAGGGGGAAGCCGCCGTAAACGAATTTATAAAGCGTTTACGGCGTTTTTTCGGAGCGCAGACGATGAACCGGGGCGGGATGGCGTTGAGGGCCCTCTATGGCCCTTACAGGCGGGCGGCTTTGGCGATATGCCCCAGGGCGAGATCGAGGATGGCGTCTTCGGCCTCGGGTTGCAGTTTGCCGTCTGCATCCATCGGCAAGTAGGGGCGCGCTGGAATGTCGCCCCACAGGTGGGGCCAGTCATCTTTGTCGCCACCGAAGTGCATCATTGCCGCATAGGGTTTGTTGCTGCCGACCAGGGCACCGCTGTCGTCGGCGTGCGTGCTGATCGAAGCAGCCAGGCCTCCGGCGCTGACCTGGAGCATCTGCCCTGGCCAGGTGCCGGCTGCCTCACGAATGGCCGTGGTGACTCCGGACAGCGCCTGCCAGTCGTTGCCGGACTGGCCCTGATTTTCCAGGTTCTCTTCGGTGATGGAGAGCAGCTCGGTAGCAATACCGCGCATCAGCGGCTGGGTATCGCCCACCGCCCACTCGATCCGCCGCAGCGCATCCTGCAGACGGCCTTGCTGGAGGTCGACCTCGATCACTGCGCACGCTCCTTGCGCTTGAGAGCCTCTGCCAGCCCCTTGCCCGGCGCGAAGTTGAAGCCGGGGTCGACACTGAACACCGCCGGCTTGCCGTTGGCGTCGGTGGTGCGCACGCGGGTCACCTGGGCGGTGAAGATCTCACCGGTACGCTTTTCCGTGCCGATCTCGACCGTCTCCACGCTGACCTTACCTTTGCTGCTCTCCACCTGCAGGCCGCGACGCTTGAGCGCCGACTCGCTCAGCGGCGCCACCCGGCAGCGGCAGTTGAAGCCGTTGGGCGGCAGGATGGCCTGCCATATCGGGTCATCATGGCGGTACACCTTGCCGTTGAGTGCGGCATGGCTGGGGCGGGTCTTGGCATCCATCACCGCCACATAGCGCCAGTAGGGATGGGTGTCGGTGCTGGCTTCCATTGCGGCCTGGCGCCCGGCCATGTACGCGCTCTGCAGGTTGGTCTGGTAGATGGTCTTCAACCGACGCGGGCTGCCCAGCTGGGCCAGCTCGGCGTTGCCCTGGCTGTCGACGATCACCTGCTTGCCCCACCAGCCTTGCTTCTCCAGGACAGGCTGCAGCTCGGCAACGAACTGCTTGAGGGTTTGGCCATCCTGCAATGCCTTCTCCAGGGCGTCGCGAATGTCCGACAGCAGATCCAGGTTCATGGCCTTGGCCACGGTGAAGCTGCTGGCATGGGCCTCATCCAGTACCCGCTGCCAGTTCCAGGAGATGGTGTAGCCCTTGGCCTTCAGGTACTCGATAGCCGCCTTGGGCTCCAGGCCGAAGATGGCCTTGAGGTCGGCGGCGTTCACCGGCTTGGCCATGTCAGTGCTCCAGCTCGGCTGCCGCACTCAGGCGGCCCCAGGTGTCGGCGATGAACATCAGGCGCGCCAGGTTGCTGCGCAGTGCCTCGGCATCCTGGCCGGGCAGTACTTCGGCCAGCAGGCCAAGTACTTCGGCTTCATCACGGCCTTGCTGCAGCGCCTCGATCACGGGCAGCAGCGCCTGCTCGGCTTGCTCCTGGAGCAGCTCGGCAGTGAGGCTGTCGATGGCCTGATCCAGGGCGACCTGGTCAACCAGCGGGCGCACGGTGGGCTCGGCGAACTCTGCCGAGGCAGGCTCTGCTGGCATGGCCGGAGTCTCGACGATATCGCCATCCTGCAGGTTGTAGGTGCGCTTCCAGTAGGCTGGCGTGAACACCACACCGGACTCGGTCAGCGACTTGTCGCGCTTGGCCAGGGTCTCGTCGATCTCTTCCTGTTCCCACAGCTCGTAGACCGGGGCCGGCACGTGCTCACCGAAGTTGACGTCGACCACGCGGCGGATCACCGCATTGTAGGTGGCGGCGACAATGCCCTTGTCACCGTCGCGGATGTCCTCGGTCACCTCCAGGCCGGCCGTGGCGCTGGCACGGTTGCTGTTGGCCTCGGTGGTCTGGTTCTGCCCCAGCATCGCCACGTTGATCTCGCTGCGGCAGTACACCAGCAGGTCGCGGTACACCTCCGAGCTGGAGCTTTTGCCTGCGGCTTCCTTGATGTCCACGCTGGAGTCGTCGGGGATCACCGCCACGGCGTCCTGCACCATGGCGTCCAGGCTGTTGAGCAGGTCATCGGTCTCCTTGGTCGAGGCGCTGCGTGGGTGCTTGCCGATCAGCCAGGGGCTGCCGTACTTCTCGGTGAACTGCACCCAGAACTTCAGGCCGCCCTTCATGAACACCACCGGCCAGAAGCACATGGACAGGTCGGCGAAGCCATAGGGGTTGTCGTAGCTGGCGTCCTGCCGGGCCACCACGAAGCGAAGCGGGTCGCACAGCTCGCCCTGGATGCCGGCATCGCGGGCGCGGAAGCGCAACTGGTTGTCCTGGTCGTACAGGAACCACTCCGCCGGCTTGCCCAGCAGATCCTCCGGCACCTGGTGCAGGCCGACCGCCTGCCACATCAGTTCTACCGGCTGGTAGCCGAACATGGGGGCGTTGAGGATTTCGCGAATTATGCGGTCGTGATCCAGGTCAGCCAGCCAGTCGCGGATAAAGCGCTCGACCCGCACCGGGGCATTGCCACGGGTAAGGCCGCGCTCCAGGGCGAGCACCGCCGACTTGCGGCGGCGGATGTTGCCACCCACCAGGGCCTGGCTACGCAGGTCACGGTACACGGCAATGTCCTTGCCCTGGGCCTTGAGGATCGGGTCAGGGTTGGGCAGGTACATGCCCAGCGCCTGGGCATCGAAGCTGCGCCCGCGTGTGGCGATGTGCTCGGTCAGCGACTTCTGCCGCGCCGGCTCGGCAAAGTGGACGAACTGCGTGGGACTGACCCACAGACCTTTGGCGCTCATGCGTACCCCTGGAACAGTTGGGAAGCCACGCGGCGGCGGCGAGATTTAGCGATGACCGGGCCATTGGGGCCGTCGCTGGCATTGAGCGCCAGGAAGCACGCCCAGGTGCGGTCGGCGTGGCCGGCCGAGTCGGATTCGGCGACGAAGCGTGGAGCGCCGGTCGGCCCGGAAACCTTCTGCAACTTGTGCAGGTCGTTGCGCAGTTCGGTGTCACCCAAGGGGATGCGGATCTGCATGTCCTCGAACACTTCCTTGCCCCGCGTGGCCATCGTCAGCTTGCTGGCTGTACCGAAGATCACGCCCTCGACACGCATGGAGCCGTGGCGACGTTTGGCATCTTCCACGGGCTTCTCGCCCATGCCGGTCTGATCCATGCAGCAGCGCAGTACGCGGTAGCGGGCGAACACGTCATCGAGCAAGGCATCCTGCTCAGCGAACGGCGCGCTCTTGCGGGTGATGATCTCCCGCGTCCAGTACACGTCGCCGACCTGTTCCAGCACCCAGATGACGAAGAGGTCATTGCGGGCGCCGATATCGACACCGACAAAGCACGGCCCACCGGTATACAGGTCGGGGCGACCAGCATGGTCATGCTCAACATCGTTGATCAGCTCATAGCTCAGCCAGGCGCTGGCCTCGTCCAGCCACTTCAGCTCGAACTCCTGACTCCAGGCGTCCTCGTCGTTGAGTGCTGCGCGCATCTCTTCGATGTTGCGCGGTAGGCCATCAGCCACCGCGCGATAGATATCGACCTCATGCCTCGACCAGACCTCGGCGAGCTTCTTGTCGGTCATCAGCTCGTAGAACTTGTTGCCCTTGCCGTTGGGCGTGCTGGTGATGCGCAGCTTCCAACCGTTGGAAATGACCGGAAACAGCGCCGTCCAGATCTTGCGGCTGTCCTGGTGGAAGGCAAATTCGTCCAGGAATACATTGGCGCTGAAGCCACGGGCAGTGTCAGGGTTGGCCGGCAGCGCGGTGATCTTGGAGCCACCCGGCAGCACCACATCGAGCATGGTGAAGCGCTCGCCATTGCTGCCCTTGAACTCGCCCTCGATCTCTTGCACCGCCATGTTGTAGGCGCGGCAGTGTTTCTTAATGCCTTCATCCATCGCTTCCTTGGCTTGGCGCTCACCGCGAGAGAGGATCACCCAGCGGGTACGACCACCACGGGACTCGACCTCGAAGCAGTCGTCGACGATCTCCAAGGTGGTGGTGAAGGTCTTGCCGGTCTGCCGAGCAAACATGCCGATCTTGAAGCGCGCCTGGTCGAGCCACCACTTCTTCTGGTACTGGAACAGCTGGATGGCGGGCTGCTGGACGGTCATAGCCCGTACACCTCTTGGCGGATGCGCTGCAGGGTCTCGGGAGACAGAGCGCCCGTCTTGCCGAGGTTATCGAGCTTGCTCTGTTGCTCCTGGAGCAGCCGTGTCCGGGCCTGTTCTTCAGCTTCACTCTGGAACTTCTTCAGATACACCGAGCTGCGGGTCAGCGTGGCTATGTTCTTGGCGGCCGTGGCCAGCAGACCGACGCGCTCGGCAGGATCCATCTCCTCGTCGCCAGCTTCCTGCAGAGCAATGATCGACTCGAACAGCTCCGACTGGATCATCGCCGTCAGCGCCTCACTGCGGGCGTCCATCTCGTCGCCAGCCTGGGCACGGATGATCTTGGCAGCCTCGGTACTGGCCCGGATGGCCTCCAGCCGCCGGTTCAGCTTCTGGCCGTAACGCTGCATGGCCGAACGGCTGGGCAGCTCGCCGGCCTCGGCCTCATCCGGAAAACGCTCGCGCAACTCGGCCACCTTCTCGTCGTAGGTCATGCTGGTGTTCACCAGCAGCCCTTCGATGTAGGCCCTGATCTCGGCGGGCTGTCGGCTGACAGCGCTGCGGCTCATGGCAGTCACCAGTACTTCACTGGGCGAGCGATACCCGGCTCGCAGTCGATGGTGTACTCGGCAATGTCGGTACCGTAGCGAGTCAGATCGGCAAACCAGCGGCCGCTGGGCTCTTTCTTCAACTTCACCAGGTCACGGTCTGCCAGGTAATCCAGCTCACGACGGATCTCCAGCGGCGTCGCGTCTGGGTACTCGCACTGCGCGACAGACAAGATCGGCATCTCGTAGGCGCCGACAGGGCGTGCGTTGTTCAGGGTCAGCAGGATCAGCCAGCGCAGGCTTTCACGCCGCACCTTGGCTTGGTCAATGTGCATGGCCATCTCCTTTCATCAGGTTGCGCAGTTGGGTGTTTTCGATCTTCATGGCCAGCCCGTCGAGCTTGGCCTCGATCACGCTCTGGCCCCGGATGTAGTCCTCGCGGCGCACGTACTGCAGGGGCAGATCAGCCTTCAAGCTCATCAGCTCGCGCTCGACGCGCTGCCATTGGTTGGCCTCTTCGCGGCCGACCTCCTCGATCTTGTCCAGCCGCGAGCCGACGCTTTGGAAACGGGTGTCCAGGTGGCTCTGCATTTGCGACAGCAGGAATTTTCCAGCACCAGCGCAGGCCCCGAAGAAGGTGATCAGCAGGAGTACCAACTGCCAGAATTGGATCTCGATGTTCATCGCAGCCCCCGCTTGCTCAGCTGTTCCAAGGTGGTTTTGCACTCGGTGCAATGTTGGGTACCGGGCTCAGCCTGGCGGCGGCGCTCGTCGATGGCGTCACCGCATTCGTCGCAGCGGTATGCAGAGGGGCCAGATCGGTGGCGGAGCCCGGATTCGTGAGCCCGCAGTGCGGCTTCGGTAAAATCGTTATCCAGAGCCAGATCAGCTACATCCATGTGGTGTCAGTCCTTCTGCAGATCGAGCAAGGCATTGAGTTGGGCGAGGTTGTTACGGGCCCAGCGCCCGTAGTCCTGGGCATAGGCCAGGATGTCTGCCTGAGTGACACCGCTTTCCAGTAGTTCGGCGTCAGTACCGGGGGCGGGCCAGGCTGCTTGAGCAGCGCTGGCGGCTTCGGTGCCGACTTTTGCGGCGGGCAAACCGGCGCCGAGGGCGAGGTTGAAGTCGCGCACCCAGCCAGCAGTGAACACACAGCGAGGGATAACGACAGGCGCAGCAGCAGGTGCCGGCCGGTAAACAGTCGTGACATGAGGGATGCGCTCCTGGAGCTGTTGGTGATCCTGGTCGTGCCCGGCCTGCTGGCTGAGCAGCAGAGCTTCGGCCTGGTTGGCGCGCTCGACCTGTTGCAGTAGCTGCACGCGGCTCTCTTCAGCCGCCAGGCGAGCCTGCTCTGCATGCTCGGTCTTCAGGCGATCTATGCGGCCGCTGAACGTGGCCTCGGTGTATCGAGCACCGAAGCCATAGCCGATGGAGGCACCCGCTGCGGCACAGATGAGGCAGCCGAGCAGCCCAAGCAGCACGGACTCAGGGAGGCTCTTAAGCCCGACCATGACGCTGCCTCCGGCGGTTACGGGCCTTGCGTGCGGCACGGCGCGCCGCAGCGACACCGGTCTTGCCTGGGCGAACCTGAGGCCAAGGTCGCAGATAGCAAGCGCTTGGCACCCACAAGCGAGGGGTAGAGAACAGAGCGGAGATGGCAGCCAGTGCTCGCCCAAACATCCAACGCATCATGGCTGCACCTCCGGCCCTTGCTTGACCAGGCGAGCGATGAACAACAAACCGGCCAGTGCGCTGTTGAGGATGGCGTAGGTAGTGGGCGACAGCTGCGCCTGCCACATCGGCAGCAAGGTCACCTGCAGGAAGCCGAACAGGGCGATCAGCGCCGCCAGCTGCACGCTGTAGAAGGTGTGGCAACGGCGCCACTCGGCAATCAACTTCATGCCGACACCTCGCCGTGTCGCACGCCGCGCAGGATGCCGGCCAGGGCCATGCCTTCCGCAAGCATGGCTTCGCCGTACCACTCACCCTCGGGCAGCGGGCCGGGGCCGTTCTCGTGACGGACGATGGCGCGTACCAGCTCCAGCATGGTGCGGTAGTCGTACACGTCGATGGCCTGATCCGGGCCGGCATGCAGACGCGCACTGACGGACACCACATAGGCGTCAGTGTTGTTCTCGCTTGGTGGAGCCCAGCGCTGGATGATGCCGCGCACCGTGCGCAGGCCGTGCTTGTCCTGGTAGGTGATCAGCGTGCGCGCAATGGCGCGGATGCCCCATACCGGGTGGCTGAACACAATGAAGCTGCGGTCGCCGGATTGATCCAGGGCCATGCCCTGCCAGCGAGTAGCAGTGCGGCGGATATTGCCGGGGTTGTAGTTGCGGATGCCGCGAGGTGTGTCGGGTCGCATGGCGCCTCCTGCCAGTTCGGCGCCGCCCGATGCAGACGCCAGAAACGAACACGCCGCCATGATCGGCGGCGTGGGCAGGTGGAACCTTTAATCCTGTTTAAAGACGGAGGCAGGCTAGTTGAGCCCAACAGGCAAGGCCTCTACCGTGGTGCTCAACCCCGTACCTGGAGCAATACATCATGCTGAACGAACAAAGCACGCCTCCCCAAAACAACGCCGAAGCAGCGGCCCGCATCATCACACTGGTACGTGAGCACTTACCGGAAAGCCAAGACTACAGCCAGATGGAAGCACTCTGGATGGCTTTTCTCGGGATACATGGGCCGAGAGCAGCCGCCGCTGAACTACGCAACTACTTGCCCATGCTACTCAGCAAGTGACGGTACATGCCATCAACAATCTCCGGCAGGCTGTAGCCTGCCTTCTTGTCGTCGAGCCCCAGCCAGTGGAGATCACGAGCATTCAAAATCTCATTTCGATTCTTCACGTACAGCGTTGTGAGCTGCACGGCCATCTTCATGGCCTCTAGTTTGGTTGCTTCCGAAAGGTCACTCATCTTCCTGCTCCTAATTGGCTCGTCGGGCTGTTCAGGTTAGCCGTGGGTTTCGGTACCACCTGAGGGATTAGCGGCCTCCAGGCATTCAACTCGCTTGCCCTGAAATTGCTCTAGCGCATCCTGGGCTGCTCCAGCGACAGGATCGGCACCATTCACAGCAGCAGAGGCCTGAGTCTTCCAACTGCTACGGGCAAAGTTGCTGGCAACCCCACAGCTTCCCAGCGGCTCGAAGATCGTAGAGCCGAAGCGGGCATAGGCCGACTCAACCAAAGAATCGAAGTGCTGGCTGTGAGCACCTAGAGCGCGGGGGTCACCTGCTTTGAGCAGGGGAAGACCATCCTGCAAGGCTTGATCTAGATCAGACATCAGTTGTTTGGCCGCAGTCAGCGCCTCAGTCGAGGCTGTCTGATAGGTTACTGCTGGCGAGGCAGCAGCTAGAGCAGATGCCTGCTCTGGCGTCTTCGCTGGCTCATCAGAGTCTGGAAGAACTATGAACGCCAGCATGGCTGCGATCACAACCCAGCCCACCATGAGGGCTTTCTTCTGACCGCCACTCATTTCCCCCCAAGACTTGCCCTTCTTTACAGTCATTGCGCGTACTCCCTCACTTCATCTACTTCGCGCTTTCACCTGCCTTCATGGCAATGAACGCAATAAGCCCACAGCAAATGGCGATGCCGAATACCCATGACTGGAGCCACTCCGGCAAAAACTGCTTCACATAGAACAGCCCAAGCGCAGCACTAAAGGCCACGGCAAAGATAGTCATCAGCCGCTGTTGAAGAGCTTGCTGACGGGCAACCTCTTCCTGATGAGCGATCACCTCGTCATACCGCTCAAGGTCGAAATCGCAGTGCATGCACCACTGATTGAAGCGCCAGGTATGGTTTTCACATTGCGGGCAAAGGCGCTCACGGCCGCTGCCAATGCGAGGAAGCTCTTTACCCTGACGAACCTCGAATACCTGGTTGCCTAGATTGATATTCCCCTGATTGCCACCCTGGATATTCAGCTCCAGATGAGTGTTGCCCCCACTGTTTTCGATATCCCCAGCAGCCACTTGGCCCACATCGCCATGGAAGTCCTGACGCATGGCTCACTCCTTGTTCTTGCCGACCCCGAAGTTAAATGAAACACCGCTTTCGTTGGTAATCGAGCCGTCTGACGCCTGACCGACATTTCCGTGGAAAACCTGTTTTGGGCCTTTGGCTGGAGGTTCTGCGCCTGCCGCGAGCCCAGCCAACGCCGCCGCCTTGACGGCTAGAGGCGCCGCACGGAATCGACTCAGCAAGTCGTTCTCATCAGCAGAAAGCGAGCCGCTGCAGCGCTCCCCTGTAACCACGTATTGGGCATCGAAACCGAGCCGAGCAAGCAAGCCGAGCTTGTCACTGGGAATTGGGATCTCGCGCTCCCATCGGCCAACCGTTTTGACCGTTACCTCGGCAGTGCCTGCAACGGCGGCCTGACCGAACTGCAGGCGCTCACGCTCAAGTTTCAGACGCTCACAGACAGGCGGCGCTGACGGGACTTGACCATAGGACACATATGTCCCATTATCACCACTCATAGACATTTATGTCCCATAAATACCCCCAATCACCACGGAAGCGAACGCAATGAACAATCCTCCGTATCCCTCAACCCCGAAGCAGGCCCATGCCTGGTTCGTCACTCACGGCATCTGCATTGCCGACTGGTGCAAGGAGCAGGGCTTCAACCGTTTCACCGTCTTCGACCTGCTGCGCGGCAAGCGCAAGGGTGTACGCGGCGAAGCCCATAAGGCTGCTGTTGCGCTCGGCCTCAAAGCCGACCCCAAAACCGCTTCTCAGCCCGTTGCCGCCTGAGCCCACCCATGAACACCCGCCTCAATACAGCACAGCTGCAGATCCTCAGGCAGTTCCAGGACGAAGCCATGCGCACCAATAAGGGCCTGGCTACAGCGCCTGCAGCATGCGCAACAGTCGCTGCTCTGCCAGCAGCACATCAGGCTCTTTGGCCGGCTGCTCAGCCAATTGTTGGAGATCAGCAATGAACGCCTGCCGATCCACCACACCTTGCAACTCCAGTCGCCTGACCAGCAGCGCGAATGCCGTTTCCAGCGCCGCCAAGTTGCCAGCCTGTCTATCTAGCCGCTCTTGTGAACCCATCGTGGTTTTTCCTCAGGCGGTGAATGTACCTGATTTCATTGTGCATGCGGCAACCCCATTGCCAATACGCAAAGCCAGCCTTTGTTTGGAAGGCCGTTTTGCGCGCAGCGCGAGGGCATTCCAATGACGCCCGCCCAATGGAAACGCACTCAGCCAATCTCGCTGCGCGACGCGCTCAAGCTGAGCCAGCAGCACGCCAAGGAGCGCTTCAACTACAGCATCGAGCGTATCGCCGCGCTGATGGGGCTGGACGATCACTGGGCGCTCTATAAGTGGATCGCTAATGGCCGCATGCCGGCCGTGATGATCCCGGCCTACGAGCAGGCTTGCGGCATCAACCTGGTGACCCGCTGGCTCGCTGGCAGTGGCGGCAAGCTGCTGATCGACGTGCCCACCGGCCGCAACACCAGCGCCCACGACATCCAGACCCTGCAGGCCACCTTGCATGAGGCTGCCGGTCAGCTGATCGCCTTCTACTCCGACAACGTCGAAGCCAGCGCCGCGCTGGCTGCCATCCAGGCCGGCCTGGAAGAGCTGGCTTGGCATCGCGGCAACGTGCAGCAGCACGCCCACCCACAGCTTGAGCTGGGAGAGCAGCCATGAGCGAAGACAAATACACCTCCGAGCAGGTGCAGCGAGTGTTGCGCGTGCTGCTGGCCCTGGCCGGCAATGAGTTCAGGGGCATGACGCTGAAAGAGGTGTCCACCGCCGCCGAGTGCAGCAACGACAACGCCCTGCGCGCCCTGGAGAACCTGCGCACCGCCGGCCTGGCCGAGCGTGCCGCCTACGACGACAAGCGCTGGCTGCTCGGCCCGAAGCTACCGCAGGTGGCCTTTGCCTTCGACCAGGCACTGCAAAAAGCCCAACGCGAGGTGGATGAACGCCGCCTGCGCTACACCCGCAACCCCCTCTAAGAGAGACCACAGATGGCCCGTAAAAAGAGCACCGTGGACGTTACCCCACTTCCCGAGACCAATACCGCCGCCTTCCAGGAAGAAGCCGGCGCGCTGAGCATGCTGGGCTCAATCGCCCAGGGCTTCCAGGAAGAGCGCGACCTGGTCAACCAACTGCTCGGCCAGGCTCAGATGGCCGATGCGTTCTCGAAATTTTCGAAGACGGTCTTCATTTCCAAGCTTTCCTTCGTTAAGGAAAACAAGCTGTACCGGGCCCTTCAAGGGAAATCCAGTGAAGACGGTCTTCAGTGTCAGGGAACGTGGGATGAGTTCTGCAACATGCTCGGCTGGGTGCCTCAGCATGCAAATGAGGCAATCAACAATCTCCGTGCCTTCGGTGAAGAGGCCCTCGACTCCATGTCCCGCATGGGCATCGGCTACCGCGAGCTGCGCCAGTATCGCCGCCTGCCGGAGGACGATAAGAGCGCCCTGATCGAGGCCGCGAAGTCTGGCGACTCGGCTGCTTTCGTTGACCTGGCCGAAGAGCTGATCAGCAAGCACGTCAAGGAAAAGGACGAGCTGCAGAAGAAGCTGGATGAGTCGCAGCGTGACCTGGATGCACTGTCCCAGGTGGAAGCGGACACCAACCGAAAACTGCGTGACGCCAAGCTGGAGCTGGAGCGCAACCAACTGCGCACCGCGCCTTGGAGTGAGAAGGTCGCTCCGCTCCAGGTCGAGATCGCCAAGCGCCAGACGATCATCGACGAGGCCACTGGTCGCCACCTGCAGGCGGTCGAGGCCCTGGACGCTTTCTGGATGGGCGAGCTGGCCAGCCAGCCGGACTACGACCCGGAAGCCCCCGCTGAGATGCCGCTGGAGGTCAGCGCTGTGCTGGTTGAGCTGCACGACGCCATCAACCGCAGCGCCCGCCAGATCGCCGCCGCTCGGAATGAGCTGCTGAACCGCTTCGGCCCCGAGCTGGAGAAGGCCCTGCAACACCAGCTGCTGCTGGAAGAAGAGCCAGTCTGATGAGCACCAAGGGAGTGGTCGACATGGCAATTACGCCAGATATCCGCGAGTACCTGGTTGAGCTGGCACGCCAGCTCGATGTCGCCGGGCATGGCCAGCGCGGACAGCTACTGGATGGCGCCAAGGCGTTCCTGGGCTGGTCTACGGCCACCATCTACCGCCAGCTGCGCTCCGAGTGCGGCTGGTCGGCCGGGCGCAAGGCTCGCTCGGACAAGGGCTCTACCTCGGTGGCCAAGGAATCCCTGGAGATGCTCGGCGCCATTCAGCGCGAAAGCCTGCGCGATAACGGCAAGCAGACGATGTTCACCACCACGGCTCGTTCGATCCTGGAGCAGAACGGTATTCACCTGGGCGTGAGCAACGCCCACCTCAACCGCCTGATTGCTGCGCGTAACCTCAACGTGTCCAGCCAGCGCAATGCCAGCCCGGTACAGCACCTGCGGGCGCCGCACCCGAACTACCTGCACCAGATCGACCCTTCGCTGTGCCTGGTGTACTACCTCAAGGGGCGCCAGCACATCATGCGCGACAGCGAGTTCTACAAGAACAAGCTGGAGAACTTCGCCAAGGTCAAGCTCAAGGTCTGGCGTTACGTGAAGTATGAATCGGCCAGCGGCGCGTTGACCGTGCGCTACTTCGAGGCAGCTGGCGAAAACCAGCACACCCTATTCGAGTTTCTGATGTACGCCTGGGGCAAGCAGGAGGGGCGCCTGATGCACGGCGTGCCCAAGTTCCTGCTGTGGGACAAAGGCTCAGCGAACACCAGCAGCGCGATCAAGAACCTGCTCAAGCACCTGGAGGTCGAGCCGCTCGAACACGAAGCCGGCAACGCCCGCGCCAAGGGTGGCGTCGAGGGTGGCAACAACATCGTCGAAACCCAGTTCGAGAGCCGCCTGCGCTTCCAACCGGTGAACGATATCGCCGAGCTTAACGCGGCTGCCCAGGCATGGGCGGAGGCCTACAACGCCAACCTGATTCCGCACCAGGACACCCGCCTGCGCCGTGCTGGCCTGGCTGAGCCGGTGGCCCGTTATGACCTCTGGCAACTGATCCGCGCCGAGCAGCTACGCCTGCTGCCTCCGGTGGAGGTGTGCCGCGCGCTGATGACCAGCCGCGAGCAGGAGCGCACCGTCAACGCGGATCTGACCATTCAGTTCAAGCACCAGAACGCCGACCGCTCGCTGTTCTACAGCGTGCGCGGCCTGGACGGCATCGTGATCGGCGGCAAGGTGGTGGTGCGCAGCCTGGCCTATGGCGACTGCGCCATCCAGGTGGAAGCGCCGCGTTATGACGGCGAGACCCTGATCTACCGCCTGGAGCCCAACCGCAACTATGACGTGTACGGGCAGCAGCTGGACGCGGCGGTACCGGGTCAGGAATACAAGTCGCTGCCAGAAACGGCCATCGAGCACGCCGCCAAGACCATGGACGAGCTGGCCTTCCCGGAACAGGACGCCAAGGCGGCGCGGGCCAAGCAGGTTACGCCGTTCGGTGGCCAGCTCGACACCCACGGCCACCTTCAGCAGATCGAGCACCCGACCTACCTGCCGCGCAGCGGCAGCGAGATCGACACGCCCGAGCACCTGCGTACCGATGCGCAGCTGCTCACCACCATGCAGGCCCTGCTGCGCATCGCCGACGCCCTCGGTCGCAACCTCACTGCCGAGGAAAACACCTGGCTGCGCGGTGCCTTCAAGGATGGTGTGCCGGAAGACCAGGTACAGAGCCTGATTGATCGATTCACCCGGCCGGTTGCTGCTGCACCGGTCGCCAACACCGGTGGCCTGCGGGCCGTCTAGGAGCAACTGTCATGCAGCAAGCACAACAGAAAAACACCGTTCGGATGAAGCTCAAGACCGTGCTCTGGCAGCTGAACATCAGCCAGAGCCAGCTCGCCGCCGCCCTGGAGAAGGACAACGGCGAGCCGGTCAGCCAGTCGACCGTCGCGCAGTTGGTCAACCACAACCAATGGCCCAAGACCATGGATCGGCAGGCCCTGGAGCGAAAGATCAAGGAGCTGCTGTTCGCTCGCGGGGCGAACGATGACCACATCCGCGACCTGTTTGAAATGGAAGAAACCGACGCAGCGGTCTTGGCGGGCCGAGCTGCGTCGGTGCCCAGCAATGCCAACAGCAAAGAGAGCTACTACATGCTACTACGGAAAAACACGTTGAACCGTCAGGCCAAGGAACACTTCCGGCTACCTTGCGACCCATTCACCGATGAGATGCAGAGCGAGCAGGACGTGTTCCTGTCGGACGATATTCGCTATGTGCGGCAGGCCATCCGCCAGACCGCCAAGCATGGCGGCATGCTGGCGGTGGTGGGTGAGTCCGGCGCGGGCAAGAGCACCCTGCGCCAGGATCTGACGGAGTGGATCATCGCCACCCGCGAGCCGATCACGGTGATCGAGCCTTACATCCTGGGCGTGGAAGACGACAACGTTAAGGGCAAGACGCTCAAGGCCCTGGACATTACCGGCGCGATCATCCGCTGCATCGACCCCAGTGTTAAGCCGCGCCGCAGCCAGGAGGATCGCTCTCGCCAGATGCATGAATTGCTGCTGGCCAGCGCCCAAGCCGGGCGCCGCCATGTGGTGATTATCGAAGAGGCGCACAGCCTACCCATCACCACGCTCAAACACCTCAAGCGCTTCTATGAGCTGCAGGCCGGCTTCAAGAAACTGCTGGCCTTCATCCTGGTTGGCCAGACCGAGCTGGCCGACAAACTCAGCGAGTACAACCCCGCCGTGCGCGAGGTGGTGCAGCGCTGCGAGCTGATCCGCCTCAAGCCCCTGGACAACCAAGTGGAGGCTTACATCAAGCACAAGTTCGCCCGCATCGACGTGGACTACCTGTCCATCTTCGAGCCTTCGGCCTTCGACGAGATCCGCAACCGCCTGCGCATGTCGCTGAGCGTTGGGCGGGGCAAGGTGCGCGAGAACCAGGTGATCTCCCTGTGCTACCCGCTGGCGGTGAACAACCTGGTCAGCGGCGCCATGAACCTGGCTGTGCGCCTGCACGAGGCCAAGGTGACCGCCGAACTGGTGGTCGAATCGCTGCGCGACGAGGGGGTGTGAGATGGACTCGCTACAGATTCGCTTGGTAGGCGGAATGTGGCGGGTGTGCCAGGGCGCTCGCGTCCTGGCCTTCGCCAGCAGCTACCGCTTCGCCCGCATCCGCGCCGCCGAGCTGGAGGCACTCCCCAACAACCTGATGAGGGCAGCGTGATGGTCATCGGATTTACGCTCATCAACCCCGGCCCCCAGGCTACTCCAGCCGAGCTGCGCGCTGCTCTGGATGACGTCAACCGTCAGCTGATCGGCATGGCCCAGCGCCTGGACTCGCTCACTCACGTCTCCAGCCTGCTCACCGAGCGCTGCTTGGTGATCGTTGAGGCGCACCTGGCCGGCGACAGCAAGCTGGTCACCCAGTGTGTGGATCAACTCGCCCAGGACTACCTGCGTAATCGGCAGCAGCCGGTGCAGCGTGTGGAGGTGGCCCATGGCTGACTTCCTCGAAACCGAATGCCCTCAGTGCCAGACGCCACTCCTGGAAATCGAGACCTCCAGCGCGGCACACGATCCTCGGCTGATCGACGTGGTGGTGAAGTGCCTGCACTGCGACCACACGCTCAACGCCTTCATCTCGCTGGATGAGATGACCGAAGTCACGTCTAGAAGCGAGGAGCAGAGCCATGCCTGAGTTGCTCAAGTGCCGCCGCTGCCGCTGGATCGGTTCCCAAGCCGAGTTGCGCAGCGTGCCAGACCCGAAAAAAACCTACCTCTCCCACAACGTTTGCCCGCGCTGCGGCTGCAAGTCGTTCTCCGACGCGAAGGAGCAGAAAAATGGCTGAAGCCCAACAAATCCAGATTCCCTCCGGCTGGGTGCGCAACGCTGCCGGCAACCTGATCCACGAAACCGAGATCAGCGAACAGGACAAGCTGCGTGACCAGGTGGTGATGGGTATCGCCACCGTGGCGCTGCGCCTGAATGCTGAGCTGAAGGCGTTGAAGGAAAAGGCCCTGGCCGAGGTCGACGACCTCATCACCATTGCTGGCGAGAAGTACGACATGAAGCTGGGCGGGCCGAAGGGCAACGTCTCGCTGCTGTCGTTCGACGGCAGCTTCAAGCTCAAGCGCATCCATCAGGACAGCATCACCTACACCGAGGAGATGGAGGTCGCCAAGGCCAAGGTGTTCGAGTGCATCAGCCGCTGGGGCCAGACTGTCCATGAAGATGCTCACAAGCACCTCTTCACCCTGGCCACTCGTGCCTTCCGTCCAACCAAGAGCGGTGAGATCAGCATCTCCCGCGTCACCGACATGCTGCGCGCCGAGATCAACGATCCCGACTGGAAGAAGGCCAAGCAAGCCGTCCAGGACAGCCTGATCGTCAACGGCAAAGCGGTGTACATCCAAGTCCAGCAGCGGGTTGGTGACAAGAAGTACCAGACCATCCTGCTCGATATCGCGGGGGTGTGAGATGGATCAGGATCGCATTCTCGACAAGATCAAGAAGTGCCTGGAGATGGCGAAATCGAAGACCGCCAACGCCAATGAGGCAGAGACCGCTCTGCGCCAGGCTCGCGCCCTGATGGACAAGTACAGCCTGGAGATGGGCGACGTACTGGCCAGCATGGCCGGCGAGGTGAAGATTGCGGCTGGCTCGGAAGGTGAGCCGCCGACCTGGCGCTGCCGTCTTGCCCAGGTCTGCGCCCATGCCTTCGGCACTCGCATGATCATCACCACCGACTGGACTCTCGGCGGGGCCTTCATCTTCGTGGGCTGCTCCGCAGCTCCCGAGCTGACTGGATACGCCTACCAGGTGCTGGAGCGCCAGCTGCAGAAGGCTCGCCGAGAGTTCCTCGCGTTGCCGCAGCAGAAGCGCTGCAAACGCGCCACCAAGGTGGCACGTGGAGACCATTTCGCCAACGGCTGGATTGATGCGGTGTACCGCAAGGTCGATGAATTCGCCGGCATCGAGGACAACATCGCCGATGCTATCGAGGCTTACATGGGCAAGAACTATCCCAACCTGGGGAAGGCCAAGATGAAGCGCCGCAAACTCAAGGCCCGCGACGAGGGGGCCGTTGCGGCCGGATACCAGGCCGGTAAGTCGGCGCAGTTGCACCAGGCGATCAATCACAAGCCGGTCGCCCGGCTGACGCAGGGGGTGTCCTGATGGAGCGTTACCACGATACAGCCGGTGATCCGCCACGCCGTGATGTCGCGGCCAAAGCGGCAGACCGCGCTGTGCTGGCAGATCAGATGGAAACCTTCCTGGCGCGCGGTGGCCGCGTCCAGGAGGTCGGTCACCAGATGCGTGAAGCACCGGAGCCGTTTGTCATCAATCCTCTAACCACCCCGGTCTACAACGGAGGTGCTCGATGAGCGCGGCGCCGTCCAACCCGAACCGGGCGCGCCTGATCAAGCTGATCCATGTTGGCCGGCGCGAGCTGGGCATGGATGACGAGACCTACCGCTTGATGCTGGCCAGCATGAAGGGCTTGGACGGCGCCACCTCGACTGCTGACTTGAATGTTCCAAACCTGTACCGGGTTCTGGAACAGCTCAAGCAGAAGGGCTTCAAGGTTCGTCCAAAGAGTAAGGGCAAGCGGCCAGCAGCCGCTGACCCGCAGTCGAAGAAGATCCGCTCGCTCTGGCTGACCCTGCGCGACAAGGGCGCACTTCGCGATCCCTCGGAGGAAGCCCTGGTCAAGTTCGTCCACGGGGAAACAGGCGTCCAGGCCCTACAGTGGCTCACCACCGAGCAGGCCAGCGCGGTGATCGAACACTTGAAGCAGTGGATAGCACGTATAAAGGAGGGGGTATGAAGACCGCCAACCGCAGCGCTGCAGGTGATCTGCTCAACGATCTGGCTGAACAGGTGGCGTCAGCTGCTCAGGAAACGCTGGGTATCACCGAGGAGGTGGCCAGCGCCCTGGGCACTGACGTAGCCATGCGCATGGTCGAGCAGTGGGGCGGGCAGCAGCTCTACATGCCAAAGGGTATCCGCGTCGAGGCGGCGCGGCTGCACCAGCAGATCTATGAGGACTGGAAGGGGCGCAACCATCGCGAGCTGGTGCGTAAGTACGGCGTCTCGCTCCAGTTCATCTACCGCGTCATCAAGATCATGCGCCGCGCTGATCTCAACACCCGCCAGGGGGATATGTTCGGCCCGGCCAGCAACAACTGA